GTAGGCTCACAAGCCACACCATTCGAGCATAGGTCATTTGGGGAAGAACTAGCTTTGTGTCAGAGATATGCACTTATGATAAAAAATGGAACTACCTCTATTAATAGATTTGGTTTGGGAAGTACAGTAAGTGCAACAACAGTTCAGATGTTACTACAACACCCTGTTAGAATGAGGTCAGCACCAACTTTAACAACTACTGGAACTGCATCAGATTATCAAGTTTATAGTGTGAGTGTCACAACTTGTAGCGTTGCTCCTTCACTCGGAGAGGGTTCACAATTTAATGGTCGTTATAACTTTGTTGTTAGTAGTGGTTTAACTGGTGGACAAATAGCTCAATGTATAGGAGCTAATACAAACGCTTTCTTATTACTAAGTTCGGAGTTATAATTATGAATATTACAAATGCAAAGTATAACAAAGATATTATAACAGATGCTAATTGCTCAATTAGTTGTGTATTAAATGGTCAATATGTTTCTGTACCATTAGACCCTGATAACACAGACTACCAAGCAATCCAAGAATGGGTAGCTGAAGGCAACACAATAGAGGAAGCAGACTAATGTCTAAACCAACTATTCAAAGCATAAATTTAAAATTAGAAAAACATTTAGCTGTAAGTGATGAAAGATGGAAAGAAACCATACTTAGAATCAAGAGACTTGAAACAATCATGATTGGTACATCTGGAACAGCACTTGTAATGCTCATAGGTTTATTAGTGAGGTAAATTTGGTAGTTGCAGAAATTCTTACTGGTATTGCTCTAGTTCAAAAATCAGTAGAGTTTATAAAGAGCAACATAGCCACAGCAAAAGACATAAAAGACATAGCCAAGCAAATTGATGGGTTCTTTGAGGGCGAAGAACAAATGAATAAAAAGCAAGGCAAGGGTGTAAGTCTTAAAGAACAATTTGGTATCGAATCAACAGCATCAGATTTTATTGATAGAAAGCTTTTAGAAGAACAGCGATATGAACTTAAATTGCTGATTAACGATAGGTTTGGATATGGCACTTGGGAGCAAATACTAGCTGAAAGAGCCGATAAAATAAAACAAGCCAAAGAAGCACAAAAACAAGCCAGAATAAAAGCAAAACAACAACAACAAGAAATTATGGATATGCTCAAATGGGGTT